GTCGCGTTGCCGCGCGTCGATCGCCGGGCGCATGAACGGTTGCTTACGCGCGCCGGGATGATTCACGGCCTTGCCCACGGGGACGTTGTTGATCCAGAGGGTTTTTCCGCGACGCGCAACGATGACGTGCGCGGCCGTGCCGCCCTCGACCATGTGCGCGTACCACGCGCCGACGCTTTTCTTCGTGCCTTTGCCGCCGGCGATGACCTTCGATTTCGGCAGGTTGTTTCGGATGCCCGCGGTCACGCGGATCGAATCGCGCAGCCGCCCGGACTTGACCGGCACGCGCCGGCGCGCTTCCTCGGCGACCGGCTTTGCAGCCGCGCGCAAGGCGCCGCGCAGGACGTTGTTCTGCAGCTTCGTCGGCAGGGTCGTAAGCACCCGCTCAAGCTCTTTCAGCCCGGAGAACTTCGCCTCAAGATCAAACACTGTACGCCTCACAGAGGAACGACCAGCCGAGCCGGCGGCCGATCTCGGCCATCGAGGTGATCTGCAGGACGCGGCCGTCCGTGTTTAGCCGTATGCGCATGTCGCCGGTCACGCCCGGCACATAGCGCGTGCGGATCGTCGTGAGGCGGGCCATCGTTCGCGCCTCGCCCACGACCTTTTCGACGGCCGACACGTCGCGGACCTCGGCCCACACCTCGGCGAACGTCCCCCAGGTGATGACCTCGGCGCCGAAGTCGTCGCGGGTGACCGTCTTTGATTCGATCGTCACGCGCCGATCGAGCGCACCGGCGCGCATCAGAAGCCGACCACCTTGTACGGCGCGACCAGCGCGTCGACGCCGAGCGGGAGCTGCGTGGCGGTGAGGCCGGCGCCGAGAACGACCTGCTCGCGGTTGGCGTAGAAGTGGCCGACCATCAGCAGGATCGCCTGCCGGATCGGCTCGGGGATCGAGCCCGGCGCGCTGCCGTAGCCGGCCACGAAGCGCACAAGGATCGCGGCCTGCCGGTCATACGTCGCCGGCCACGTCGAGCCCTCGGTCAGCTCAATCTCCGCCGGGAAGCGATTGGCGTCGATCTCGTAGACGCCCGCGCCGAGCGTCTGCAGCGTGTTCGTGGCGTCGTAGTACTGGATCGAGGTGATCGACTGGACCGGCTGGCGCGGCAGTTCGATGCAATCCTCGTCCGGCCATTCTTCGAGCGTCATTTCCCATGTCTGCGAAACGAGCGACAGGCCGGTCGTGGCCTCAAGGTACGCGCGTGCGGCGAGGATGTAGCCGGCGAGCAGGCCATCGTCGGCCGACTCGTCGACGCGGCAATGCGCGCGGATCTCGGCAAGCGAGACCGGCTCGATCGTTGGGCCGGTGACGAGGCGCAGTCCGTATTGCATCACTTGTTTTCCGGTGCGGCCTTGCGGGCCTTGTTCGCCGCAGGTTTCGCGGCTTTCACGCCGGGCGCGGTGGCCCAGCCTTCTGCAATCGCGAGCTCGCCACACTCGTCGGGGACGTCGACCGTCTCACCCGCCAAGTACTGCACGACCTCGGTACCGCCATAGGCGTATGCGAAGCTCTTGATGACTTCGATCTGCATGGAATCTCCAAAGAAAAAGAGGGAGCCACCCGAAGGTGGCCCCCTCTCGGGGTCGGACGTAGGCCGATCAGGTCGTCGAGAACTTGAGAACCTTGATAGCCTCGGAGTTCACGACCATGCCGCCGACGCGCTTCGTGACATAGAAGCCGACGTACGGCTTGTTCGAGTACGGATCGCGCAGCGAGCGGATGCCGACGCGGTCGACGACGGTGTAACCCGCGCGGAAATCGCCGAAGGCGATCGAGAGCGAGTTAGCAGCCTTCGCCGGCATGTCCTCGGCCTCGACCACGTTGTAACCGAGCAGCGTGCTCGGCTGGCCGGCCGCGAGGCCCGGCTGCCACAGGTAGGCATTCGTGGTCGATTCCTTGAACGCGCGGATCTCGGCGAGGATGGCCTTGTTCGTCATCCAGACCGCATTCGCGCGGTGGCCGGCCTTGAGCTTGTAGACGAGATCAACCAGCTTGTCGCCCTTGTTCGAGGCGGCGAAGTCGGCCGATACGCCGGTCGCAACGTGCTCCAGGGTTCCCCACGCGCGCGACGAGTCAGCCGTGGCCGCCGTCGCGTAGTTCAGGAAGCCCTTCGGCTTGTTGGTGCCGTCGCCCGACACGAAGGCCGCGCCCTCGCGGAAGGCGAACTCGTCAGCGATCGAAGCAGCGATCCACGCCTCGACGTTGAACATCAGGTCGTCGAGCGACTGCTGCGTCGCCTGCGGGTTCGCGTAGATCTCGCCCATCAGCGCGGCCGCCTCGTAGAAGGTCGGCGTGTTGGTCGCGGTGCGCGCGCCAGCCTCACCCACCCAGCCCGACGCCATGCCGCGGGTGTCGACGAGCTGCTTGTAATCGCTGGTCGAAACCGACACGACGTTCGCGACCGAGCGGACCGGCGAGATATCGAGCAGGCGCTGCGCGATCACGGACTCGATCTGCTCCGGCAGCGCGAAGCCGCCGTCGCCCGGGGTCGTCACGTTGACGGCTTTCCGCTCAAGATCGGCGAGGCCGGTCTCGATGCCCTTGCGCAGGAAGGAGTTGAAGGCCTTCTTGTGCTCGGCCTTGTCGGGGTCGATCTCGCCGGACGCGCCGACGGTCGAACGAGCGGCGCGCTTGATCGCATCCTCGGCGGCCTTCTTGGCGGCTTCGGCGGCGTCGATCGCGGCGCTGGCCTTCTCGCGAGCCTCGCGGATTTCGGCCTCGGTGCGGCTCTTGTAGTCGCGGTCCGTAGCGCGGAAGTCCTCGACGGACTTGGCAAGCGCCTCGACGGCGCCCTTGATTTCGGTACTCATGGTCAATACTCCTTGAATGAATGCGGTGATGCGGTCAGCCGGCGAGTGCCGTGCGCGCCGCTTCGATGACTTTCAGCAGGTCGTCATTCGATGCTTCGTCAGCGTCCCGCTGATCAGCCTCGAACCCGTGCGAAGCGATGCGCTTCGCGTCGGCGCGAGAGAATCCGGCGTCCCGCAGGAACCCCTCGAAATCTCGTCGTGTCTTGATGTCGGCGCTCTTGGCGGCCGTGATGCGCGCGCGATCGTTCGCCGGGAACGTCACCGGCGAGACCTCCCACAGATCCACGTCGGTGAGGAATCGCACGTCCGCGTTGTTGTCGAACTCGCTTCTTACGGTCGAGTAGCCGATCGACAGGCCGGTGAGTGCGCCCATCTTGATGAGCGCGAGCGCCTCGCGTCCGCGCTGCGTGTCGGCAAGCTGGCCCTTGACGTACAGCCCCTTCGCGTCCTCGCGCATCGACGTCCAGACGCCGATCGGCTCGTCCGGGTTGTGCTGCCAGAGCATCGCGGGCATGCGGCCGGCGTCCTTCGCCTCGGCCAGCGTGCGCGTGAAAGCGCCCTTCGCGACGACGTCGCCGTAACTGTCGACGTTGCCGAAGATCGAGCCGTAGCCCTCGATCGTTCCCTGCTCGTCGATCGCCTTGAGCTCTGCGACGATGCACATCTGTTTCGTGTTCATGGTTGCTCCATCGACGGCGCCGGCGAGTCGCCCGCGCGTTGCATGTTGAGCGGCTGCAGGTAGGCGTCGCCGCCGCTCACCGGGTTCATGTTTTCGAGCGCGCGAATGTCGTTCGCGGACAGCCAGCCCCAATTGCGACCGACCGCGTATGCGTCGTATCGCGACTTGAGATCGCCGCGCGTCAGCGCGTCGAGGTTGAATTCCGCGAAGTACTTTCGCGGCGCGGTGAGCAGGGCGCGCGAGATGGCCTGCTCCCAATTCACGGCCCAAGGCCGGATGCAGTGCGTCGCGAACTCGATCCCCTGGTGCTCGATGTTCGAGAACGTCGCGCGCTCAAGGTCGCCGATCAGGTGTCCGGGAACGCCGAACAGGCCCGCGATTTCCGATCGCGTGAGCTTGCGCGTCTCAAGGAACTGCGCGTCGTCGGCGGTCATCGAGAGGCGCTCGACGGTGAGCCCGTCCTCGAGGACGGCCGTCTTGCGCGCGTTCGACGAGCCGGCGAAGGCGTCGTTCCACGAGTCGCGCAGGCGCGTGGCCGCGTCCTTGCCTAGCGGCTTCGGCGACTTGATCACCATTCCCGGCGTGGCGTCGTTCTTGAAC